CCTTGCTGCTCTGGCTGCAGGTTCCGACCCCATGGCTGCCATCGGCGCCAAAGTTGGTGAGTACGTTGCTAACCAGCAGCAGGCTGACCTGTACAAGTGTCTGGAAGGTGTGTTCGGCGCCCTGACCGGCGGTGACTCCCCTGCCTTCGATGCCCTGCGCTTCGATACCAGCACCCAAACTGCTCTGAGCCCCCGCCACGTGGCTAAGGCCCGTGCACTGCTGGGTGATCAAGGCGAGAAGCTGTCTGCTGTGGCTCTGCACAGCGCTTGTTACTACGACCTTGTTGAGCGCAAGGCCATTGATTACGTTCTGGCTTCGGATCTGGGTATTAGCCCCGATACCTCCATGCCTGACGCCTTCGGTGGTTCTGTGGCTTCTGCCTACAGCGCCGACTATCGCGTTCCTACCTATATGGGTATGCGCGTGATTGTGTCCGATGACATCACCAATTCCGGTGGTGTGTATGCCGCTTATTTCTTCACCAACGGCGCTATTGCCACCGGTGAGCAAGCTGCAATGCGCACTGAAACCGACCGCGACATCCTCGCCAAGTCGGACGCAATGTCTCTGGACATGCACTACATCTACCACCCCGTTGGTGCCAAGTGGGCCGTGACCACCACGAACCCCACCCGCGCTCAACTGGCCACGGTGGGTAACTGGAGCAAGGTGTACGAAACCAAGAACATTGGCATCGTGCGTGCTTCGGTCAGCTCCAATTACGACTGATAGGAGCAACTAACCATGGCTTCCCAATTTGAAGTAACCGCAGGTAAGGCCATTGGCTACACCAGCGGTCTCGGTGGTGCTGTTACCCAGGCCACCAGCAAGTCCACTGGCGTCACGCTGAATAAGCCCTGTGGCGCTATCACCACCCATAATGCCGCTCTGGCTGACGGTGCTGAAGTCACCTTCACCGTGACCAACAGCGAAGTTGCCGCGACTGACGTTGTGGTGGCCTGCATCAAGTCCGGTGGCACCTCTGGTGCTTACACCCTCACTGTGGGTGCTGTGGCTGCAGGCTCTTTTGACCTGACCCTAGGCAATGTGTCCGGGGGTTCCCTGAGTCAAGCGGTGGTGATCAACTTCGCCATCGTCAAGGCAGCTGCTGCCTGATGGGCCTGTTCGCCTTCCGGCGACTGCGTGAACAGGAGGCTCTGGCTTCGGCTGGGGCCTCTTTTTCTACAGCAGAGCCCACACCTAAACTTGAATTAACTGAAGATCAGTCGCTGTCTACCGATGGCAATAACAATCGACGCAACGGTGGGCGGCGCAAACGCCAACAGCTACCTGACGCTGGCGGCAGCGGAACTGATAGTTGAGGGTTTCGTTCAAGACGACGACGTAACCGCTTGGGCGTCAGCCACGAACGATCAGAAGAATCGGGCGCTGTACACCGCAACGCAGCGCCTTGATCGTGAGCGCTTTCTTGGCGCACGGGCTACCGATACTCAAGCTTTGCAATGGCCGCGTACTGGTGTGCGCAAGCCTGACACGTACATCAATACGTACGCCGTTGGGTTTCCGTTCCGCATCACTACGGACTATTACACCGACACCGAAATTCCTGATCAGATCAAGAAGGCTCAGGTCGTTCTTGCCGTTTACCTGAACAACAACAAAGACGGCATGGGCCTGAGCGGCATTGAAGATTACAAGTCCGTTCAGATCGGCACATTGCGCGTGGAATCCGCAGGCGCCAGCAGCATGGCCACCGGCGCTGATCGTGTGCCGCCTTTATTTGAACGCTATCTGACCGGGCTTAGAATCAGTGGACCGGGTAACTTTTCTATCAAACGGAGTTGAACATGGCCGATAGCGACTCCTACAACATTGGTTTTGAGTACATCAGCGATACTGCTGCTCACACCGGTCGGTTTTACAAGCTGTATGCCTTGGCCGATGCTGTGATTAGCACAGCCACTGTGCAGAACGCCAGCGGCAATACCTTCACCTCTGTGCCTCTTACCGCAGGCGACAGCATTGAAGGCGTATTCACCAGTGTCACACTGGCATCCGGCAAAATCGTTGCCTACAAGCTCTGATCATGGCCAGCACTAACGAAATTGATCCGAGCTACAGCATTGGCGCTGATTTCGTAAATACCACTACGGCAAAAACAGGCCGCTGGAATCGAATCGTCATTGCCAAAAACAATACTTCTTTCACTGCTATTACCGCGCAGAATTATACGGGGAATAGCCTGATTGGCGAATCGTTTCCTGCTGGCTTTGAGCTTCAGGGTGTGTTCACCGCTTTCACGTTGGCCTCCTCCGGGGCTGTCATTGCCTACAAAATCTGATCATGTCCAAATCCAAGGGCGGCGCTTCCGTTATCAATTACGCGACTGGCGCGGAAGTCATCACCGACACCGCTGCTCACACCGGCAAGTTCAGTCATATTGACTTTTGGGAGAACAGCACGGTTGACGCGATCATTTCGACCAATGTGATTGACAACAATTTTGCAGGTGCAACCATTGATGCCGGCGCTCATCTGACTGGTTATTTCACCAGTATCAAACTCCAAAACGGCGCCTGTCTCGCCTACAAAATCTGATGGCTCTTGCAACCTCGCTGCGTAAAACGGCCAGCAAGCTGATGCTGAAATTTGGTGGCCAAGTCACCATCCGACGTATTACCACCGGCGCTTACAACCCAACCACGGGCGTGGCGACACCAACGGCATCTGAAACTGTTGTGCGTGGCGTGCTTGAGGATGTGATTGAGCGCGAGATCAACGATCTGGTGAAGAGCACCGATAAGAAGCTGACGATCGCTGCTGCTGATCTTGCCTACGAACCTGCGGTATCTGATCAGGTGACCGTATCCAGCCGGATTATGCAGGTGGTTGAGGTGCGCAAAATCGAGCAGGACAATACGCCTATCGTGTTTGAAGTATTCCTGAGGGAGTGACATGGCGCGCACCATCAGGATTGGCGAGATTGGCGATTACGCAGAAGGTCAAATCAATAAGTTGATCACTGCTGCAGTGTTGACCGCCGATCAACGTCTCAAGCTCGCCAGCCCTGTTGATACAGGTCGTTTCCGTGCAAGCTGGGCAATCGGTCAGAACGCTGCACCATCAGAAGGACAGCCAGAGGGTCAGTATCCAAACAACGTCCCGCCGAATGCTGTTAATTACAGTCTTGGCAACGAGCGTGCGGGCAACATCTACAGCATTCACAACAACCTGATTTACGCCGAACCGCTGGCTCGTGGTCATAGCAAACAGGCGCCTGACGGCTGGGTTGATTCAATCGCCAAAGACGTTCAAACTTACGTCAACGCCGAAGCGGACCGGATTGGTCGATCATCATGAGCCTCAACACCGTCCGCGCCTACATCGAAAACCGAATCGCAACGGAGTTTGCCGCTTCGCCTGCTATTCAGGTTGCCTACCAAAACGTTCCCTTCACGCCGCCCAATAACGCGAGCTGGATTCAAACCAGCATCATCTGGGGTGATTCTGCCTACATGACGATCCTTACAACGTCGTCGCGTGGCACCGGTGCAGGCTTTGATCGTCGCAACGGCACCCTTGTGTTTAACATCTTTGCCCCGCGTGGCGGCGGCCCTGGTGCTGGCTTGACGATTGCTCAGCGTTGCATCACCCTGTTTTCACGTTTGCAGCTTGAAAATATAAAATTTGACCCTGCAAATGGTCCGCGAGTCATCGAACCATCGTCGCCAGAAGGGTTTTCGCAAACGCAGGTGGTCATAACTTTTGAGGCTTATGAGCAAAGCTAGAATCTGATCAGCCAATACCGTTCACAACAATGGCTGTCACTGTTTTGTCCGGTACGTCCGGCGCCCTGTATTACAAGCCCGCTGGAACCACCGGTACTTTCGGTGAGTCTGGTGTGAATACTTCTACTGAAACCATCACGGTTGAGCCTTACCTGAATTTCAAGGTTGGCGATCCTGTTAAATTCCGCATTGTTAATAGCCAAACCGGCGAAGCTGGCACCGGCACCCTGCCCGCTGGTCTTTCTGCTGGCACCACCTATTACGTCATTGCCTACACCGCCTCCACTGGCGCTCTGCAGGTATCGGCAACCGCTGGTGGCTCTGCAGTCAACATCACTGACGATGGCACCGCTGCTGCCCCCAACGAGTTTGAGGTGTACTACGCCGATTATGCCGCTGTCGGCCAGGTTCAATCCTGGAGCTTTGAAATCAGCCGAGCTGAGATTGACGTAACCACCATCGGTCAAACCGCTGGCCAGTACGCACCCTTCCGTGCTTACATCCCTGGTTTCGCTGATGGCAGTGGTACGGCAACCATTTACGTCACCAACGAAGACAGCGCACTGTCAAATCGCATGGTGGAAGACGTGCTGCAGCGCCAGCAGGTTGGTTGTGCCTTCAAGTTGTATACCGATAAGCAAAGCTCTGAGGCTCTCAGCCGCTCCATCGCCATGGATGCTGTGCTGCTGACCGCAAGCCTGAACATCAACCCCGACGACGCTCAGCAGGTTGAGATCACCTTCCGTCCTTCCGGCGTGCCGACCTTTGATTTCAGCACCTCTGCCTGATAGGCTGCCAAGGAATGTTCAGATCGGCCCCTGGGTTGCGCCGGGGGCTTTTTTATGTCTAAAGTGATAACAAACAACCGTTTTTTATGCCCGCACCTGCATCGTCAGCCCTTGCCCGTCTGAAAAAGGCTGCAAACCTGACGCCCGTGAAGCGTGTGGTGACTTTGGCGAACGGTGAGCTGTTTGAGTTTTATGCAACGCCGTTGACGATGGCCGAGCGTGAGCGTGCGCAGAAGATGCCTGGCGGCGACGATCCAAATGGTTTTGCGCTAAACCTGCTGGTAACAAAGGCTGTTGACGATGCCGGCCAACGCCTGTTTCAGGCTGGTGAAATTGCCGAGCTGAAAAACGAAGTGATGGATGCCGACCTGCAGGCGCTGATGCTGGCGATTATCACCAACCCCGAGGAAGGCAAAGAGCTTGACATGAAAAGCCGTAAAGGCTGAGCTAAAAAAAGACAACCTGCTTTTGCTGCAGCTAGGGGTTGCCAAAGAGTTGGGATATACGTTGGCTCGCCTGAATCGGGAAGTGACATTGGAAGAGCTGTTGATTTGGTCTAGTTATTTTGAGCTGCAAAACGAAGAGCAGGAACGTCAGATGAGGCGACGCCGGTAGACTGCTGATAGCAAAAAGGGTTGTGTCGTGTCTGTCGTCGCCAACGTTGCCATCAATGTTGATAGCCGTGGCGCAACCCAAAAGCTACGTGAGGTTCAACAAGCCGCTCAGCAGACACAAAAGGCATTAGAAGGTATTGCTGGATCTTCTGCTGCTCAACCTTTTCGCGCTGCTAGTAATTCGGCATCAGAGTTAATTGGCGTACTTGGTCGTCTGTCGGCTGCATACCTTGGATTAAGAACGGCACAACAAGCTGTTCAGGCTGGCATTCAACGCGAAGAATCAGGACGGCGCCTGACTTTTTTGGCAAAAGGTTACGGGGAAGTCGCAAGAGCTCAAGAATTAGCCGCGCAATCCGGGAGGATATTCGGTCTTAGTGCAACAGAAAGCAATAAGCAGTTCGCGCAATTATATGGACGTTTGCGCCCGCTCAATGTCAGCATTGAGGATATAAATGCGGCATTTGTTGGCTTTAATACAGCCGCAAAAGTAAGTGGGGCGACAAGCGCCGAAAGCGCCGGTGCTTTGCTGCAGTTGACGCAGGCTCTTGGCTCTGGCGTTTTAAGAGGACAGGAACTTAATTCTGTTTTGGAGCAAGCGCCCGGCTTAGTCGTTGCGCTAACCAAAGAACTTGGCAAGCCCGTAAGCGAAATCCGAAAACTTGCCGAACAAGGTGAAATCACGTCTGATGTTGTTATCCGTGCGTTGAAACGTGC